GTATGGAATTAAACGTGAGATTTGCGAACAAATTATGAAAGGAGACCTATTTGAATGGTCAATCAATGAAACTGTAACAGGCACCCGAGTTGCTGCCCGATTAATTGTTAATAAGTTTTAAAAATAAATTGGTAAAAGTTTTACCGATTGAAAACTTTTGTTTACATTTACATATAATTAAAAACAACATATCAGATGATACAGAAATTAAACTTAGTTAATGCAGAGAATTCGGACATTAAGTACAAGGTCTCAAAATATCCAGACGGACAACAATCAATCTCACTAGACCTACCAGACACTGATTTTCATGAAAAAATCACAGTAAGTATTACTAGTAGATTAAATTCATTTAGGGACTTAGAGGTTATTATTGCAGCCAATCAGGCACTTAGAGAATTTTCATACGTTGAAAATGTTAAGTTGAATGTTCCATACTTTTTAGGAGCCCGTTCAGACCGTAAATTTGAGGCAGGTACAAGTAACTATCTTAAAACAGTTATTTGCCCAATTATTAACTCTCAGAATTTTTCAAGAGTAACTGTACTGGACCCACACTCTGATGTTTTAGAAGCCTGTTTAAATAACTACCATAAGCATAACAATCACCGTTTGGTTAAAGACGCTCTAACAAAGATTGATAATCGTGATGGAGCACAAGACCGAATTTGTTTAGTTAGTCCGGATGCCGGAGCTTACAAAAAAATCTTTGATGTTGCTAAAAAATTTAACATTGAAAATATTATTACGGCAACTAAAGTGCGAGACATTAAAACGGGCAAAATACTAAGAACTGAGATTCCTACTTTGAACCAACACGACGACTTAAAATATGTTATCATTGATGATATTTGTGATGGTGGCAGAACATTTATTGAACTTGCAAAAGCAATTAAAGGAAGTCGACCAACCGCTAAAGTTTACCTTATAGTAACGCATGGTATTTTTAGTGCCGGATTTGCAGAATTAAACCAATACTTTGAAGGTATTTATACAACAAACTCTTATAGAGATATTGCAGATAATGAATACGAAGTAAAAACTAACACAACCGCATTTAATATATTTTAAGATGAAAAAAGAAACAAAAACAATATGGGTAGAACAATTAGTATTAGTACAAGACCCAATTTTAGGCTCTAAATATGAACTACAAATGGTAGAAGTAGAAGATATTGAACCTACAGAAACTGTAACTAAAGCACCTAAAAAGGAGGCTAAAAAAGCACCTAAAAAGGCACCCAAAAATGAACAATAGAGAATATAGAATGTACGGCCTCGTGCCTTACAATATTAGTCCAATTCAACAAGGCATCCAGTTCGGTCATGCTGTTGTTGAATACGGGCTTGAGTTCTTTGAAACACCGGAGTACCAAACATGGGCCAAACGGGACAAGACTTTTATAATCCTAAATGGTGGAACTACAAATAAGACATCTTTTAGCAGAGGAACCCTTAATAATCATTACTTTGAATTAGCCGATAGAAACATTAACATTGGAGAATTCCACGAACCAGATTTGGGAGACCAATTAACTGCCGTAGTTTTCTTGGTTGATGATAGAGTATATGACAAGGTCAATTGGCCAGATTATGATGGACCGTGGTTTGCTGATGGTACTCCGGAGCCAACTCCATATTGGAATTGGAAAATGAAATTTGCCGAAACCGAAGCGGAAGCAGACCAAATCGTATTCTTAAGAGATTTCTTAAAACAATTTAGATTTGCATAATGAGACAGTTAAACGAGCAATTAAAAGCGGCTATAGAAACCAACTATCAAGAAATTGAAGGTGACCTAATCCGTTTGGCAAAACAGGGAACTTTTGATGTAATCACGCATGGTTGTAATTGTTTTTGTCAAATGGGAGCCGGAATAGCACCTCAAATGGCAGATGCGTTTGGATGCGATGAATTTGAACTAGAGCAGGTTAGATACTCTGAATATGATGATGAAGGGTTTGAGCATATTGGATTAACCGGAAACAAAGGAGACATTAACAAACTTGGTACTATTGACTATCAACATCAATATCTTTGGTTTAATCATCCGGCGGTTACTGAACCCGGAGTTGCAGTTCCAATGAACTCGAAGTCACCAGGTCAACCAGGTGTTAAAGATATTATAGTTGTGAATTCATACACACAGTACAATTATGGTAAGAACCATAAAGATGGTGTTGCCAAGCCAATTGACTATGAGGCACTTGCATTATGTTTACGTAAAATCAATAAGATATTTGCAGGTAAACATATTGGACTTCCAAAAATTGGAGCCGGACTGGCCGGTGGAGATTGGAACAGGATTAAAAAGATTATTCAAACGGAATTAAAAGACATGAAAGTGTCGGTAGTAATTTATAAAGTTTAACAAAACTTTAACACTCCAGATTTTACCGATTCAAATGAATTGATTATATTTACATTATAATTAAAACAGATAAATTATGACAGAATTAGAAAAATGGCAACTGGTTAATCAATGTGAAACTCAAGCACAATTAGCAGATGCAATTACAAAGTTTGCCGATTCCGAAGGAATGATACAAGGCCGAGACAGAAAATTTGCAGCATCTAAGATGAATATTGGTTTACGTTACTTTTTTACCGACGAAATGCCAGCTAACGTTCTTACAAGAGAATATGGTATTAGACAACAAGCAATCTATTTAAAAACATTCAACAAATAATTATATGAATCCATTATTTTTAACAGACGGTTACAAAACAGGACATCACCAACAATATCCAAAAGGAACAACGCTGGTCTATTCTAACTTTACTCCTCGTAGTAATAAATATGCCCCTAAAGGATGCGACCAATTAGTAAGTTTCGGCCAACAAATGGTAATGAAACAAATCCACGAGGCTTTTAAAAAAGATTTCTTTAGCAGACCAAAAGATGAGGTTTGTGGAGAAATGAAAAGAGAATTGTCGATGTACTTAAACACTGACTATGATGTTAGCCACTTTGAAGCCCTACATGATTTGGGTTACCTACCAATTGCAGTTAAATCAATTGAGGAAGGAGCTCTAGTACCAATGAGAGTACCTGTCTTGGCAATTTACAACACACATCCAGATTTCTATTGGATTACCAATTACTTAGAGACAGTAATCTCTAACTTATTATGGAAACCAATGACATCTGCTACTATTGCCCATGCTTACCGTAAATTATTTACATCTTGGCAAGAAAAAACTGATGCTGAAAAAGGTTGGTTCGTAGATTGGCAAGCCCATGATTTCTCAATGAGAGGACTGGACTCTATAGATGCTACAATCTCTTCAGGTTTGGGTCACTTAACAAGTTTCTCTGGTTCTGATAGTTTACCTACAATCTTTGGAGCCCGTAAATTCTACAACGAAGAAGGATTTGTATCCGGTTCGGTAAACGCAACTGAGCACTCTGTAATGTGCGCTGGAAGTAAAGACGATGAGATTGGAACCTTCCGTAGATTATTGGAAACATATCCAACAGGAATTCTTTCAGTAGTTTCAGATACTTGGGATTTATGGAAAGTTTGTACTGAACATGTTGTTACTCTAAAAGAGGAAATTCTTGCAAGAGACGGTAAGTTAGTTATTCGTCCTGACTCTGGCGACCCAGTCGATATTATTTGTGGAACTGAGGATTATACGAAAAGTAAATTATCGTATGAAGATGTTAAAGATATGCCAGTAGCACATCCTTCAGCTAAAGGTGTTATTGAATTACTTTGGGACGTGTTTGGTGGAACTATCAATGAACAAGGTTATAAAGTACTAGACTCTCACATTGGAGCAATCTACGGGGACAGTATCACATTAGACCGTGCAGAACAAATCTTCCAAAGATTAGAAGCAAAAGGTTTTGCAAGTACAAACATTGTATTAGGTGTTGGAAGTTTCACATACCAATATAACACTAGAGATACATTTGGTTTTGCAATGAAAGCCACTTATGTTGAAATTGATGGAGTTGGTCGCGAAATATTCAAAGACCCAATCACTGATGATGGAGTTAAAAAATCTGCTAAAGGTTTATTAACAGTTGCTGGAGATGAAACTTGCTTCTTATTAGTAGACCAATGTACTTGGGAACATGAAGCAACTGGTAAATTAAAAACCATCTATTTGAATGGTCAATTTGAAAATCAAACAACATTGACAGAAATTAGAAAACGTCTAACTAATCTATAATGAAAGCAAATCTTTTATCAATACTGGTAGGATTATTAGTAGTTATAGGTTGCAAGCCAGATAACTATGAAAAATATAATTTTAATTCTAATTCAACTTCCGGACGCTATGAATTAGATAGTACTTCACAATATTATGACCGACAATATAGAGTATATACCCTTGAAGGTTGTGAATATATTGTAGTAGACCTAGGTCGCTCCCAATGGGGTTCTCATAAAGGAAATTGTAAAAATCCAATACACGAATGCAAATAACAATTTATACGGTAGCATATAACGAAGAACTTATGCTACCGTTTTTTATTAAACATTATAGAACACTCTTTCCGGAATGCCGGATTGTTGTATATGATAATCAATCTACGGATAGAACTGCCGAAATTGCCAAAAGTCACAATTGTGAAGTTATTCAATATGACACTGACAATAAAATTTCTGATAGAAAATATTTAGAAATTAAAAACAATTGTTGGAAAGACTCCAAAACCGATTGGAATATAGTTTGTGATGTTGATGAACTTGCCCATATTACCCGTGAGCAATTAGAATATGAATCCAGTCTGGGAACTTCAGTAATAAAATTTACTGGATGGGATATGGTTAATATGTCCGAAGACCCAACCGATATTAGTATTGATACCCTTCAATGGGGTGAGTATACTCATTATTATGATAAAAGTATTGCATTTGATAAAAGTAAAATCCATGAAATCAATTTTGGTCCAGGATGTCACAATGCAACTCCTCAAGGAGAGGTTAAATATTCGCCAAATCAATATAACCTACTACACTATAAATATATTGGAGAGGATTACGTAGTTAATCGATACAAACTCTACCGTTCAAGATTATCGGAAGACAATATAAAAATGGGATGGGGTTATCATTACAGTGAGGCAGAGGAAGCCCTTCGACAATCAATTAAAATTAAAAAACACAACGCAATTAAATTAATATAAGTATGCAAGTAATTAAACCAAACAGTAAGTTTCAAAAAGTAGAAAATGAATGCTCTGTATTCTTAGCAGGTTCTATAGAAATGGGAGCCGCAGAAGATTGGCAAAAGAGAATCGAGAACAATTACATTAATACCAATGTAACACTTTACAATCCAAGACGTGATGACTGGGATTCGGGCTGGACTCAAGAACAATCAAATCCTCAATTCAACCAACAAGTAAACTGGGAAATGAATAGTCTTGAAAGGGCAGACATAATCTTTATGTACTTCTCTCCAGAAACTAAGAGTCCAATTAGTCTCCTAGAACTGGGTTTACATGCCAAAGATAATATTATTGTATGCTGTCCGGAAGGATTTTGGCGAAAAGGAAATGTAGATATTGTTTGCACCAGATATGGAATTCCATTATTTGAAAATCTAGATGATGCAATTGGAGCCCTAACCACAAAAATAAATCAAAAACTTTAACATGAATTTTAACAATTTACCAGAAAGTGTTTTCGATAAGAGTTATTCTGAACTACTAGAAAGCACTCCATTAGAAAAAATGTATACCATTGAAGATGGTATTTTTAAATGTCCAATAGTAACTTATTATCAAATGAAAGGTTTCTTTGGTAGTACATTTAATAACTTTCAAACTAACATCGAATCATACCAACATGATAGTATTGATTCATTGATTGATGATTTTTTAAAGAATGAAAATGCTCTATTTAATTTAATCAATGAAGAATCCAATGTTATAGATTCGCAATACGGAATCTCAAAAATACAAAAAATCACAATTTTTAAGAATAATGACCGATTGTCTAAACCATTTTTTAACACCGAACATCAAATATCCTCTGAAGTATTTATGGATGGAAAAGAATTTATTGAAAAGGTCAAGTCACATTCTAAATTTACAGAGTATCAAACTCGTGCAATTGAAATAGCCAAAGAGAATGAAAGAATTGCAATTCAAGCCGAGAAAGAGAGAAAGTCAAACATACTTAAAAATAATTATGAGATGTGGAAAACTTTAAATGCTAAAAAAGAAGCTGGAGAATTCAACGAATTTTTAGATTAACAAAACTTTAACATATCACTAATACATCCTTAGTTGTGGATATATAGAATAAATACAATTTATTTAAAATGTACATCTATAAAACAACAAACATACAAAACAATCTAGTATACATAGGTCAAACTATAAGAGATTTGCATGTTACTGAAAAATATTTAGGATCTGGTAGATTGTTAAAAGAAGCAATACTAGAATATGGCATAGAAAATTTTAAAAAGGAAATTCTAGAATATTGTCCAACTTTAGAAATTCTAAATGAGCGCGAAATTTTTTGGATAAATTATTATAATTCCACAAATAAAAATGTTGGATATAATTTATCAAAAGGTGGAACTAATGCCAATCTTTCACCTTTTATAAAAGAATCATTAAACACAGTAGAAGCTAAAATATCTGCAACTTCCAGAAATAAGAAAAAATGGGAAGATTCTGAATATAGAAAAAAAGTAACAGATTCTAATATTTCTACATGGAGCAGCACTGATAAATTAAAGGAACATAGCAATATTCTTAAAGAAAAATGGAAATCAAAAGAAATCCGAGAAAGACATAAAAATGCTATGAATCACATGGAAATTGTAAAATGTCCGCATTGCCAAACTACCGGAAAATTAAATATAATGAATGGTAGACATTTTGAAAATTGTGTAAATCATACTGATTCTATCAAAAGAAAAATTGCAATTGAGAGATGGGAATCTATTAAAAATAGCACAAAAAAGGTACAGTGCCCTCATTGTAAAAAGATTGGAACTGTTGGAAATATGAATAGATGGCATTTTGATAATTGTAAGACTTTAAATTGTTAATAACTTTAACAAAACTTTAACACTCTAGATTTTACCGTCTAGGGTTTTTTGTTTATATTTACATTATAATTAAAACAAACAAATTATGGCAAAGATTTACCGCGTTGGAGGTTGTATCAGGGATAAGTTCCTTGGACTGGACTCTAAAGATATAGACTTTACATTCGTATTGGAAGATACTAAAGGTTTTACGGTTGAGGATGGTTTTCAAATCATGACCAACTGGATGACGGACCAAGGTTTTGAAATCTTCTTAAGTACTCCGGACTGTTTTACAATTCGTGCTAAGTTTCCAAAAGACCATCAGTTCGCCGGACTGGTTGCAGATTTTGTAATGGCCCGTAAAGAGGTTGGATATGTTGAAGGAACCCGTAGACCTATCCTAGAACTTGGAACATTAGAAGACGACTTGGTTCGTAGAGATTTTACCCTAAATGCACTTGCAGAAGACATTGATGGTAATCTTATTGACCTATTCGGAGGAGTAGAGGACTTAAAGGCTGGAATCTTAAGAACTCCACTAGATGCTAAGACTACGATGATGGACGACCCATTAAGAATCTTAAGAGCACTTAGATTTACTATCACTAAAGATTTTCAAATGAGCATGGATATATGGGAAGCAATGAAGCAACCAAATATTCTAGAGAAACTGGAACAAACGGTAAGTGGAGAGAGAATCAGAGAGGAAATCATAAAAATGATGAAACATGATACTCCAAGAAGTTTTAGATTGCTTTCTGATGTTGACCAAGATATTCCAGGATTCTTAGATTTAATCTTTAAAAATGGGATGTGGTTAAAACCAACCTTTGAAAAAATATAATTATGAAAAAGTTTTTAGAATTTATTAAGGAATTAATAGGACCATTGTTAGGAACTATTTTATATTTTGTTTTTGGATTTCTAGCATTTGCATGGGCCCTTACTTTTTTTGGATTATTTGTTTTTATTGCACCAAGTCCAACATGGGTAAGATGGGTTGTAGGAGTCTTTGATTCTTTCTGTATAATCATGTTAATCTATAGTTGGATTTATGGAGCTTACGAACGGGTTTATAAACAAAAGTAGTTTTGATTATATAATACTTATGAAACAAATTGAAGACAAAGAAATCTTAATATGTGCTTGTCACTCTACTGACCATCAACTTATAATCATATATGAGGATGAAGAGATAGATGGACATCGATATCCAACATGCTATTTTCATATACATTTAAAGAAAAGACCATTTTGGGAAAGGGTTAAGTATGGAATCCAATACATTTTTGGAAGACAATGCAACTATGGAGCATTCGATGAATTTATATTCCATCCAAAAGATGCCGACAAATTACAAGAACTTGTTAACTATTTAAAAGATTTAAAGAAATGACCAGAATATACTTAGATGACGTAAGAACTCCAGTTGACAATGATTGGATTGTTGTTAGAAGCTACGAGGAATTTGTAGAGAAGGTTACCCAAATTGGACTTGAAAACATTGACTTGATTTCTTTGGACCATGACTTAGGAGACACTGCAATGCAAGAATGGCACCGTAACGTATATCACAATTATGAATTAAATTATGATAATATTGAAGAGAAAACTGGAATGGATTGCACTAAATGGTTGGTTAATCAATGGTTGGACGGAGCTCCTGTTGTTGATGTTGTAATCCACTCAGCCAACGCAATCGGTAGCGCAAACATGATGGGTTACATTAATAACTA